AGGCAGTTTTAAACTCACAGATGATTTATTTTATCGAAAATATAGTTAAGTACTCGAGATTCTCTGTTTCTGTTAACGCAATCTGTGAGTGTGACCGGTGCGTGGAAAACGCCGGCTTTTATTTTGTACATGGAAAGCAAGGAGGTGGCAATGTGGCCACGTTAATTATTTTAATCCTGGTCATATTGTTGCCGGCTGGGATCGCTGAATATGGCCGATATAAGGGCTGGTGGTACTGATGAGTGATCGTAAGCATCCATATACGCCCATGCAACAAACCAATTACGGTTATGTTTCCAAGGAAGAAATAAAGATAGACAAACAACTGGATAAGGATTTAAAGAGGCGTCTTCGCAAAGAGGGCACTTTTAATTTGCACAAAAAGGGGAATAAATAACTATGGATTTTGGCGAAGCATTAGAAGCGTTGCATCATGGTAAAAAGGTTGCTCGTGAAGGTTGGAATGGTAAAGGTATGTTTATTTATTTGGAAAGTGGAACTCTAATTACCCCAGATAAGATTCGTAACTTGACGCTCGCTAAGTCTACCCCTGATAGCCAAAAATATATCAATATTAACCCACATATTGATATGAAATCAGCAGATGGTTCAATCGTTGTAGGTTGGTTAGCAAGTCAAACAGACATGTTAGCCAACGATTGGGAGATTATTAAATGAGCAAACACAACAAGCATACGAAGAGTCATAAGAAGTCAAAAATCAAAGATCGCAAGCGTAAGAGCTTAGCGGCTCGAAAATTAAACGAGCTCAAATTGAAAGGACAAAAGATTAAATGACATATGTTAGCTCTGTCAACAAAACTAAGGAAAATGGATTACTGGAAGTGATCAGTCACGGGGATGCACGAATTAAAGTTCCGCGTCATTATCAAAATATCGTTACTTATCGCAATGATGACCGGTGGAAAGATTCAAAGGTCTATGAATTTAATAATGGCTTATATTTACAAGACGTAAACAGCGATAATGAGACGTTTTATGATCCAATCATTGACGGTAATAACGACTATCAACCAAACACTTTGCAGATTCATCTCAATAACCATCAACGCTATTTAGTTGAAGACTTAAATATTGCTGCTGGCAAGAACGGTTCGGAATTAGGACGGATTATCACAGACCAGGACATTAAGCGCAAGTACGTGACAATTAAGAATCTTGATCGTGGGTATATTAAATCAATTAAAAAACATGAAAAGAACATCACTGTTATTAAGATGTTTGACGGGTCAGAGATTCGTTTGTACAGCATTCCATCCATGCATGGTGTTGCACACATTGAAGACGAGTTCTGGAACTAAGGAGAGAATAAAATGACTGATAAAAATAATACAGATTATCAAAAGATTGTTGACGAACTATCAAAACTAAAGCCTGAAGTATCTAAGATGATTATGAGCGATAAGGTTACTAATTCCGCCATTCAGCAAGAGTTAAAAGATGGGGATATTGAAACCACTATCTTTAATCATGCTCAAATTATGTCTAAGGCATACGGTAACTTTTCGAGTGTGCCTTTAATTGGCAATAATTATGACTACTTGCTGTTTATCATGCTCAAGGAAGTTTGGACAGACACACCTGTACCCTATGGTTCAGATAACTTTATAAAATAGTTTTGGAACTCACACTGTGGGTTCTTTTTTGTCGTTTAGAAATAAACGGCAGTACATAATTTTATTCAAATTAAGAGGTGAAATCACAAATGGCTAATACTGGCAAATCACATAAAAATTATTGGCTGTCTGATGATGGATTGTCTATTATTGGTTCGCTTGCTAGAGACGGGCTTAGTAACGATGAAATAGCTGCTAAGCTTGGGATTGCTCGTTCAACATTTATGAAGTGGAAACACGATAGTCCAAAATTATCGGACGCAGTTATGGCGAACAAGGAACTTGCTGATCGCGTGGTGGAAGCAAGCCTTTATAGAATGGCTACTGGCTATGATTATTTCGAAGATAAAGTTAGTGCAAGTGGTAAGCGACTAAAGGATGTTAAGCAGCATGAAGCGCCCAATGTCGCAGCAATTAAAATGTGGCTAAATAACAGACAGCCTAAAAAGTGGCGTGATAAACGTGAGATCGAGTTATCTGGTCGCGTTGATTCGTCATTTGATAACTTGGGCACAGATGAGTTGATAAAGCATTTAGAAAAGCTAGAAGGTGATAAAGATGGCTTGGAACCTAAATAATCCAAAGGAACAGGCAGAATATGGCATTGAGTTGGCATTAGCTCGGCGCAAGTATGAGTATTACTTTACTTTGTCTCATGAGAACCGCTATAAGCTCTATCCGCACGTCAAACTGATCTGTTCTTATTTACAGCGGATTATCAACGGAGAAAAGCTGTTCCTGTGTGTTGAGATGCCACCGCGTCACGGCAAGTCAGCAAGTATCACCGAAACATTCCCAAGTTACTACTTGATGAAGAACCCTGACAAAGAAGTTATGATGGCTGCTTACTCAGAAGACCTATATACCAAGTTTGGGCGTAAGAATCGTGATAAGTTCATGGTTTACGCACCGCAAATGTTTGGTTTACAGCTGTCACAACAAACCAGTTCGGTATCTGATTGGGGTGTTAAGGGGCATTCTGGTGGGATGTACTCGACTTCAATCCTATCTGGTGCAACTGGTCGTGGTGCTGATCTACTTATTATTGACGACCCGATTAAGAACGCACAAGAAGCAATGTCAAAAACGATACGTGACAAAATCTGGGAAGAATGGCAGTCAACCTTCTCAACCCGTTTACATGCTGATTCATCTTGTATCGTGATTATGACCAGGTGGAACGACGATGATTTAATTGGCCGTTTACTTAAGCAGAAAGCGAGACCTTGGATTGAATTAAAGTTGCCGGCAGTCTGTACTGAGACTGATGATCTATTAGGGCGTGAGATTGGCGACACACTCGCACCACAGAAACCATTGAGCTATGACAAAGCCTGGGCTGAACAAACGAAAAAGAGTGTTGGTGCTCGAACATGGGCGGCACTATATCAGCAGAACCCCATCCCTGAAGGCGGTGGCGTGTTCAAACCGGATTGGCTTCGTTACTACGTACCAAACGAGCAAATTAAACATCAATTAGGATTAGATGACAGCGTGGCGATTTTGCCACGCTTTTTAGATACGCAAGTACAGTCTTGGGATGCCACTTTTAAATCTAAAGAAAATGATGATTATGTAGCCGGTCAAGTCTGGGGTGCACGTGGTGCTGATCGTTATCTATTGCATCGTGAACATGCACGTATGGACTTTACACAAACGCTGAATGCTATTCGACGAGTAACCAAGATGTACCCGAAAGCTTCACGGAAGTTTATTGAAGACAAAGCAAACGGGCCAGCCATTATCAACACACTTCAGCATGAGATTGGTGGCATTATTCCGGTTGAACCGCAAGGTGGCAAGGAAGTGCGAGCATATGCCGTTACTGCACAGTTCGAGGCTGGTAATATCTACATCCCTCATCCGGCTTGGCGACCTGAGATTGACGATTATATTACTGAGCTAACGAGCTTCCCAACCGCAGCCCACGACGATGAAGTTGATAGTACGACGCAAGGACTAACGTACATGGAGAAGTCTAATAATCTATTTGCGAGATATGGAATGTGAGGTGACGCAGTGTGGCAAACAAACGCATTAAAAAGAAACAAGCGAGCAAAGATTCGCTAGACGAGAAAGTAAAAATTGTCGACAGTATGGCCGATGATCATAGTGCCTCGGCAAAGAGCTACAGCAATCTTGTGCCACATGGCAGTTATCGGGAACTAGATGATAATCAAATCCAACAGCTTGACCACGATAACCACGTTGCTCATATGGTAATTACAATGCCTGCAACCGATATGACGCGGAATGGCTGGGAGTTTACCTCTGACAATGAAGACCTGGACGATTTAATAAACCAGAAGCTCAAAGACTTGAATAGTCAGAACGTCTTTGCAAAATTCCTTAGTGATCGCCTGAAGTGGGGCGATTCATTTATTGCCATCGGTGGCATTGAGGGTCAGAAAAATGATGATTCAGAAGAGCCACTTGACACTGATAATCTATTAGATGTTCAGTACATTCAACCGTTTGATAGACGGATTGTAGGCAACATTATTACTAACCTTTGGCCATTTAGTCCAACCTATGGCAAAGAAGCCAATATCCAAGTTACGGTAGGCAATTCAGTCTACGATCTGGAAAATAACACACAGACTGAGAATGGCTTAATGAAGACCATTGACGCTTCACGATACATGCATGCTGAATATGGGCGTGATGAGGGCGATAATCAAGGGCATTCGCTGTTTGAAACAATCTTTGATGCATTGAAGCTGGTTGATACGGCTAACTGGTCAGTCGGTCAGATTATGAATGATTTATCATTTAAAACCTATTCATCGAATTCAATTGATACAGCTAGTGCGGACCCCAAAAAGTTGGCTAAATTATCCGGTATGATGAACTACCAGTTTACTACCGAATCACTGGCTTTGATTGGTCAGAATGATGAGGTTGCCAAAGTTGGTACGCAATTGACTGGCGTTGATTCACTAATTAGCTTTATGTGGGACAACTTATCGGCAGCGACTAACATTCCTAAAACGGTTCTCTTAGGTCAACAGTCAGGAAAGGTATCTGGTACACAGACCGATGTGCAGAACTACTATTCCTATATCAAGTCGCAACAAGAGAATGTTCTACGACCATTTCTGGAACGTTTAATTCGACTATTGTTGAGAGCTAAGAACGTAGGCAATGTTGATCCAGATAGTATCAACTGGGAGCTTAACTTCAATCCACTTTGGGAACAAGATTCACAGACGAATGCACAAACATCCCTGGCAAAAGCGCAAGGGTTATCAGCCTTAGTTCAATGTGGTGCTTTGAGCCCAGAGGAAGCTCATGACGCATTCCTGGATACCGATAAGAATAATGCCCAGAATGCGTTCACGGGCGATTCTGCGGATGATATTAAGCCCTTTGAACAGCTAACTGATAGTGAGAAGAATGAGCTGGTTAAAAAGTACAACGGTGAAACTGCTAAGCATCAAAACTGGTTTAAGAGGCTATTTAAGTAGGTGACGGCATGGCTAAACTGATCAAAATACCCAAGGAATTGTTACCGCACATTGTGCCAACACGGTTCTGCTTTGGATTAGAGACACGCTATCACAAGTACATGGACAGCTTGCTGAAGCAATGGTTTAAAAGAGCCGACCAATTGTGGCGATACACGATTATCCCGATTTACAAACAATCAGCCATTTATCAAGACGACGACACCAACGATAATGTTGCCGACCAACTTAAATCGGCGATGCAGTATTTAGAGAATCAATTAGAATCCGGACTGAATGATATTACTTTAGAAGCGTGGGTTAGAGAGTTCATTAAAGACGTGGATAAGTGGAGTTACAACGGTCTGAAAGTTCAGATGGGGCCGCAATCCATTGACCCGATATCTTCAGATCGTTTTTTAAGACAGTATACCCAAAGTAAGATTGCGGAGAATGTTAGTCGCATTACGACCTTACATGATCAATACGCCCAACAAGTAGAATCAACCGTTTTTAATGGCGTCACCAAAGGGCAAGGAACGGGCGAAATTGCTAAGGAGATTGCCAAAATTGACGACGCAACCAGCGCTCACGCCCATTTAATCGCTCGTGATCAGACTGGAAGTATTCTCGGCCAAATCAACGCACATCGTCAGCAAGAAGCTGGTGCCGATTATTATATCTGGCAGTCAATGGAAGACGCCCGTGTGCGTGATTTGCATCAATTGCTTGACCAAAGCTTACAAAGGTATGGTGATCCTGCTGGCGGTGATAATGGGATGGTGCCAGGTGAACCGATCCAATGCCGATGCGTTGCGTTGCCAGTGTTTGCTGACCAACTTCATGAATATCAAGCACAAGGATTAATTTAATAGTGGCTAGTGCAAAGACATGATGTGGTGCAAGCCCACATAGTCACATTACTAGGGATGAGGCGTTCAGAAATGGACGTCTTTTTTGATGCCTAGCAAAACTAGAAAAAGGGGATTTTATTATGGCACAAGACAGTAGTTCAAGCAGTGATGCAACAACTAGCTCAGTTAGTTCTGCATCAAGTAGTTCAGCACCAACC